CTGCGGAGACGGGTGATGGACTTTGATGCAATTCGTCAACGCCTTTCTGAGGCAACTCTCTGTGCGTGGATGTTCGGCATGTACGCACTTATTCTACTCGAAGATTGGAGAACTGCAATGTATATGCGAATGTGCGACAAGTGCAAGCGACCGCAACAGCACAGTGAGGAACGTAAGTTTTCTCACCGTGACAAAAACGGTAACTTTGTGTACCAGAACAAAGAGATCTGCATTGCCTGCAACACCAAGACAATGTGGCAGTCAATCGGCTCCAAGTAGCAAACCCTTCGCTCCGCCAGTAGCGTAATACTGGCACTCCTCTTTTTAATAAATAACTTACTCGTATGCAAAAATTAGAAGAAATATACATTGCAAAACTAGAAGAACTAATTACAGAAGCAAGAAGTAGTGATATAATTATTGAGGCAGTGCTAGATGGTAATAGGCAATTTGTATCACCTAAAATTATGGTAAGAAAAAAAACCGCAGAAGAAAAACTGGCTGAAATAGAAAAAGAGGAAAAATAGTATGGGTGCAAAAAAAGAGTGCTTGCTGGAAGGATGCGATTGGATCGCCCACACAGGTTGGTACTGCGGTAGGCACAAAGAACATGAGCCTAAAAAGTTAAAAAAAGAAATAAAAAGAAAACTGGCAGACTGTACAAATTGCCATGCTGGAAGAATGGTAAAATATGGTAAAGTAAACGGTAAACAAAGGATGCAATGTAACAGATGTAAAGTAACAATTCTATAATTCATCAACGTGATAGCTTGTCGGCACACTATGATAAAACAATGTTCAACATGTAAAAGACGTATTGGTATGCTTGGCAGTATCAAACATGTCTTATGTGGTAAATGCTTCAAAGAATACAGAAAAGAAACGCCTATATTGAAAAAGCAAAAAAGAGAACTGTATTTAACTAGGTACGCACAAAAAAGAGAGCTAGAAATAAACCTTGAACGTATTAGATTGCACAAAAAAACACTGTACGAAAACCACAACAAATGGAACTATAATTACAAAAACCCTGAATCACATCTATACCAAACTAATACAATAGGGTGGATGAAATAGTAAAAAAGATAATACAAACAGAAGAAAACCTTGTAGTTTTAGCGGAAAAAATTAAAAACAGGTAACTACTTGTTGTACTCTTATTTGTATAGTATAATGTATACAAAGGGAGAGATACGAAAGAGAACAGCACGCCCTTGCTGTACTTTTTGTCTTTTCAGGCGTAGTAATAACAGACCATTCGTAGACTTGCTTGTCTTTACGAAGGTGGAAGGCGAGCGTAAATCACGCACCACAATCCATGCAGTATAGTGAGCCTAAACTCTCATCCCCTATATTGCTCGCCTTAACAGCAAAAATATGTTAGATGCAACCCTAACAATCAAATCAGACGAAGGAGTACAGCAGTTTCATGCTCACTCATTCTCTGATGACTTTCAAGACATACTCATACAATTTGAAGACCAATTTCTATATGGCGAAGGCAAAGATAATGAGACCGACAGCTAAAGGTAAAAGCTGGAAAGCAGAAGTATTCAAAAACGGTAAGAAAGTAAAGACTATTCAAGGAGGACAAAAAGGAACAAAGCTAGGTGGATCAAGAACTAAATCGTTAAAAGCTCGTCACGGTAACAAAACAGCTAAACAGCATATTAACGATAGACAATGGGAAGCTGGAAGCCTACTCATAGGTAAAACAATAACTATTCCAAAAGGTAAAAAACTATAATATATGCCACTCATGAAATCTGCTACCAAAGAAGGTATGCGAAAAAACTACAAGAAACTAATGACAGAAAAGCCAAGCAAGACTCGTACAAAAGCGATCGACACTATTGCAAAGCGACGAGACATTTCAAAGGCAGAAGCTAAACGTATTCAAGCAGGAGCTATTGTCCGCAAGGTGCAGGAAAGAGCTGCTGGAAAGAAAGGTGCAAAGAAAGAGGATGGAATGGGCGGTGGATACGGAAAGCCAATGAAAAAAAACAAAGTACGATTTATCTAGTATGAAACTAGAGCAACTGCACAAGCGTCTTGCAATGCAAGCCATGAACCCTAAAGACAAACTAGCAGATATTAAAGCCAAAGCTATTGGGTGGAACGTACAAGGGAAGTTTCAATCACTAGCAGAAAGAGTAACCCAAATGTATGGAGATGCACCCAATTCAAAATCTAACACCGTACGAAAAAAACGCAAAAAACCATCCAAAAAAACAGATTACACAAGTGGCGGCGAGCATAAAAGAGTTTGGTTTTAATCAGCCAATAGTAGTAGATAAAAATAATGTAGTGATAGTGGGACACGGAAGACTAGAAGCCGCTAAACTACTAGGACTCACAGAAGTACCTGTATTACAAGTTGATCTAAACGAACAGCAAGCAAAAAGCATACCGCCTTGCTGATAACAAGCTAAACGAATCAGACTGGGGACATGGAACTAGTAATAGAAGAACTAAAAGAGCTTGAAACCCCAATGATAGAGCTGACAGGATTTGATACCGACTTGATTATAGAACCAGAAGATAAAGACGATGAAGTTCCTGAACTACCAGAAGAACCTAAAAGCAAGCTAGGGGATATTTACCAACTAGGAGAGCATAGATTGATGTGTGGTAGTGCTACGGAGCTTGATGATGTAGAGATGTTGTTCGAGAGTAGTGAGCCATTTGTAGAGCTGGTATTTACAGACCCACCCTATGGTATGGACTTAGATACTGACTACTCAAAGATGGGGAGGACTACGTCTAGGTATGCTCCAGTCATTGGCGACCAAGAGGAGTTTGATATGAAACCAGTAATGGGATTAGTTGAAACCAAGAAGTGGTACATTTGGGGTGCGGACTACCTGTACAAGACAATAGAAGACTACGGCTTGGGCAATTTGATAGTTTGGAGCAAAAGACAGTCAGAGGCAGAAAACAAAGTATTTGGAAGTGCATTTGAGTTGTGCTGGGTATATCCAAAACAAAAAAAAGAGGTTTGGTTTGTGAGAGGCATAAATCAGTCGGCAGAAAGGCTTGGGGCACACCCTACGCAGAAGCCAACAGAGCTTGCAGTAAGAGCAATAAAAAGGGATACGGAAGAGGGTGAGAGAGTATATGACGCATTCGGAGGAAGTGGAAGCACTCTTATAGCAGCAGAGAAACTAAACAGGAAATGCTATATGATGGAGCTAGACCCAAAGTACATCGATGTGATTATAAAACGGTGGGAAGACTACACAGGACAAACAGCAGTAAAACTATAGTATGCCGAAAAATAACGGGAAAATAACGGAAGAACATAGAGACGAGCTAGGGAAGTTCTTACCTGGTAATCCTGGTGGTGGCAGACCAAAGAACAGTGAGAACTTTGCTACTAAATGGCGTAGGGCAATAGAAAAGATAGCAGACAGTAACGATGTAACACCTGACGAAATAGAACAGCAACTGCTCCTAGTAGGATATAAGAAAGCAAAGGAAGGTGACTATCAGTTCTACAGGGATGTATTCGATAGAGTATACGGTAAGCCACAGCAAAGCATAGATCACACAACAGGTGGTGAAAAATTGCACACTAACTTAGAAAGCCTGTCTGATGAACAACTACAGGAACTTATAAAGAAATATGAAAAGGATTGATGAATACAAACTAATGAGCCACAAGGTATTTGGTGGTGAACTATATGTTATCAATTCAGAGGCAGGAAAAGCTGAGTGCAGATACATGGACAACAACGGTCAAATGCACAAGGAAACATTCTTATTAGATGAACTAACAGATTATGTCGAGCCAGCTAAATCAGTTGTTATTGGAAAAAGCATTCCGAGAGCAGGAGAAGCGAAGAAGTAAAGAGAGAGAATCGCTTACCTCCTTTATTGAGTATTTTTTTCGAGAAGAACTCAACAAGCCATTTGAAACTAACTGGCACCATAGAGAGATAGAAGAAGCTCTTTTACAAGTATTAGAAGGCAGGATAACACGCCTGATGATCAATATCCCTCCTGGAAGTGGTAAAACAGAACTTATCACTAAATGTTTTCCTGTATGGGCTATGGGGAAAAAGCCTATTACAAAGATTATAGCAACAGGATACTCAGCAACGCTCACACAAAGCTATGGAGCAGAAGCAAGAGACTACTATCGTTCTGAAACATACAAAAAGGTGTTCCCAAGAAGACCAGAGATACGAGCAGACCAAGACACAAAAGGATTGTGGAAAAACGAAGATGGTGGTCAATATCTTGCAACTGGTGTGGAGGGTAGTATTACAGGGCAACGTGCGAACATTTTTATTATCGATGACCCACTCAAACCTGATGAGGCAAACTCTGATGTAAAGAGATATGCGGTCAATCGTTGGTACGATAACACAGTTCTCTCTCGCTTAGAAAAAGCAGACAGGGACGCTGTAATCATAGTAATGCAACGGACACATGAAGACGACTTATGCGGATACCTACTAAACAAACCTAACGGTGAGAAGTGGCATCATATAAACGTCAAGGCAGTCGCTGAGAGCGACGAGAAGCATAGGCAAACAGGAGAAAGCTATCACCCTGAACGCCAATCACTAATAGCACTAGAGAAGATTAGAAGTAACGACCCGACTACGTTCAGTACACAGTACCAGCAGGAGCCTATCAACAAAGATACGCAACTGTTCCACGAGGAGTTCTTCAATTATTATGAGGAACTACCAAGAGATATGCACATTTACACAGTAATGGATCCAGCCTTCAAGACAAAGAAAGAGAACGATGAGACAGCCATTATTACAGGAGGATTTGTAGATGATACCCTGTACATACTAGAGATAACACATGGACGCTATCACGCATCTGATGTCATTAACAAAGTACTGTATCACGCAAACAAGTGGCATCCACTCAAGATAGGAGTAGAAGCGGTAGCAGCACAGACTGTACTTGCTCAATGGCTAAAGAAAACACTCGAAGAAAATAGAAACTATACACCAGTAGAAGAAATACGACAGACTGGTAACAAGATACACTAAGATACAATCGCTAGAAGCACCGATACGAAGCGGTAAGATTAGATGGAGAAAGGACGAACTAGCACTTGAGGCACAATTAAAGAAGTTCCCTCGTGGAGCACATGACGACATTATCGACACTTTACAAATGATTTATACGCTCTACAGCGTACAAACACCAGTCGTAGATGAGTACAGCAACATACTTGTCAATTACGACGAACTTGGAAGACCAATATATGGATAAAACACTCGAATCACGAGCAATACAACAGGTAGTAACAACAAAGTCATATTATGACTCTCTTTGTTCTCTTCGGAAGAACCAGCTCACAGCTATTTACCAAGAAGTGATGAACTACAACCCAAAGAAACGTGCTAAATGGGCTTCAGCTCTCAAGGTAAACTTTGCAAATCAGATTGAAAGCCTTGTAACAGCTCGTATGACTGCAAAGAACCCAAAGTTCATTGTATCGTACAAGATGCCAGTAGATGACATTGTAGACAAATACTACCCTATCAAAGAGCCAAAAGATGATGCACCGATTGAAAAGATAGAGGCGTACCAAGTCAAGCTCAAAGAACGTGAGAAGTTCAAGCGTGAAGTAGAGAAATGGACTGATTCTATCCAAGACTACTTGAATACTTTATTTAGTGAATACAACATGGGGCAACGTGTACGTCAAGGAGCAAAAGCCCTTGTGAGATACGGTAACGTATACGGTACAGTTAACTATAGAAAAGAAAAATACAAGAAACGTCGTGAAGGTAAGATTGTATCTGAGGTAGTAAAAGAATATCCTGAGATTGACATTGTATCGTTCTCTGAAATGTTCCTAGATCCACGATATATCCAAGTATCAGAAAGTCCAGCAGTTATCCGAACACACGAACGTGTACGATTGTCAGAGCTTCATCTTATGAAAGATGAACTGATGAACCTCGATAAGATAAAAGCAAACGCAGATAACACACAGAACTGGAGAAAGGACGCAATTTATGCAATCCTTATCAACAACGCAAGCGGACAAGAGGAGTGGAAGCCATGTAGTACACTCACAGTAGACAAATACTACGGATACTTCAATCCAACACCTGAACAAGAAGATAACGAGTGTCTATACGAACTATGGACAGTAAACGGTTCAGTGCTCATTAAATACAAGGAAATCCCACGTATTCCATTCCATTCAGCAGGATGTTTTGAAGATGTAGAACAGCACTGGTCAATCGGGTATGTTGAACCTATTCTTGGGCTTGAACGTGAGTATAATTTCAAGATGAATAGTGCTATCGAGTTCATCAACCAAGCACTCAACCGCACCTTCATGTGGGATCCGCAGAGTGGCGTAGACCCTAAAATGCTATCTAATCTAGCACCTGGAAGCATTATCCCAGTACAGAACGGTATGGATAGAGCAAATGCTGGACTCAAAGAGATGGAATACAGAGAAATCCCTCAGAGTTACTTTGCAAACAGTAACGAGTTACGCCGAGACATGCAGACTGTATCGTTTACAGTAGACACTGCTGCGACTAGCTCACAGCAAGGCTTTACCAATACAGCAACCGCAGTACGAGCTAGATTCTTTGAAAGTAACACTGTGTATGCTGATACACTCAGACACTTTGAGGAGTTCCTTGTCAAACTGGCATACGATGTAATTGACAGTATCGCTGAAAACTCAGAGGATGATATCATTATCCAACGTGTTGGTGGTAAGAAGTTCGAGTGGGCAAGTAAAGAAATCTTTGAAGATGCACCACTACGCTACGGTATTCGAGTGGAAGTAGGTTCTAGCTCATTTGACTCAGTAGAAAACAGACGAGAAGAAGCCCTAGCGTTCCTCGAAGTAGTCAAACAAATGTCTGAGGCAGGTATGGAAGTAGACTTTGAAAAGGTATTTATGGACTTAGCAGACACCTTTGAGAAAAAGAGCCCTGATAAGTACCTAAAACGAGACCTAAGCGGTGTAATGCAGTTACTAGCAGGAGGACAGCCTACAGAGCCACAGGAAGCGTTACAGGCTACTACAGGGCAAGAGATGGAGACAATACTCCCACAAGAGCCAACACTCAGTGACCCTGCAGCACTAACACAAGAAGTGGTACAAGGTAACATAACAGCAATAATATGCTCAAAAAAGTCAGACAATTCAAAGATAGAAAAGATGCAGAGAAGTGGTACAATGAAAAGCGAACGAGCATAAGACGCTTGGCTCAGCAACCAGACTTTGCAGAATTCATTGAATGGTGGGAACGAGAGTATGATGACGCTGATAAGCGAGTAGATGATCTAGCAGGTAAAGATGAAGTACACCTAGCAATCAAGGAAAGAGCAGTAGTCAGAAAGTTCTTACAGTTTATAGAAAACCTAACAACACAATAAACACGGAGCAAGCCAGCTCCCATGAGGGTGGGATACATTACCTCTCTCGCTTATGTTTGCTGGCTTGCCATAAGTTGTGAGAAGTGATGTATCCGCCCCTGATGGCGGATTATTCATTTCTGGCTAGATTATAGCCAATGTAACAATTTATCCCTATGCAAGACCACACCTTTGCAGACGGTGCCCCTATGGACACCACCGAAAGCGGAGCGGTTACGGAGACCCAACAGGACACTCTCCTAGCAGGTAAGTATAAGTCTAAAGAAGACTTGCTTGATGCGACCGCACAAATCCTACAACAAGTTGAAGGACGAACGCTGTCACCATCCGAAGTATTAGACCTTGCGTCAAAAGACGCAGGCGACCTCGAACTAGCATATAAGTCTTTCGAGCGTCAATTCCATAACAATCGCCCTGCCAAGCAGGATACCGAAGAAAGTGGAGACGATGTATACGAGGCTCTCAAACCTTACCTTGGTAAGTTCGTTGAAGAAAACGGTTTTGTTAAAAAAGCAGAACTAGAGCGGGAACGATACGAAGAAGAAGAACTATCTTCATACTTTGCATCAAAACCCTACTGCTAAGAGCCGAGAACAACTTATCAAAAGTCTTGCTCACACCGAGCAATTCAAGGATAAATCATTTGCTGAGGTTGATAGATTTATCTCTCAGCATGTACAGCCTGAAGCTCAAAAAGGCACTACTCCTAAATGTAAAAATGGGGAGTATGCCAGCACCAGAAAAATCTCTTGATGAGATGTCTGATGCGGAGTTTGCGGCTATGTTATCTGGTCCAAGAAACACACTTTACTAATATATGGCAAATCCAAATACATTAACTCCATTCATGCCCGAGATATGGTCACGCTCGGCACAGATTCTACACAAACCGACCGCAATTTACCGACAAATCGCTAACTTCCGAGCTGAGTCTGACCTCCGCTCTGGTAACGCATACGATCGTATCCGTCCATCTAGCGGTTTCATCTCTAACTACACACGTAATACAGATATTCCAGGACAAGCTGCAGTTGGTACGAAAGAACAACTCCTTGTAGACCTTGAACGATCATTCCGATACCAAATCGATGAGTTCGATGCTAAACAATCTATCGTTGATGTTGTAAAAGTATTCGGAGAAAACGCTGGAAAAGACTTGCGTAATGCAATCGACAGCGACCTTCTCTTTGAAGCTACTAACGCTACATCACTTATTGATGACGGTACTCGTCGGTGGGACTACTGGAGACCCACTTGCTCTTACAGGTTCAAACGTAGTAGATGCTTTCTCTACAATCATTCAAAAACTTGCTGAACAAAACATCACTGACATCGAAGGACTCTACGGTGTAATCGACCCAGCTACAATGCAAACACTTGTATCTTACTCTGGGGGACGAGAAACTGTAGGTGGAGATTCTATGCTCCGACAAGGTGTACAAGGTGATATGTACTCAGGACGAATGCTTGAGTTCATGGGAATCCCAATGTACATTACAAACAACTACACACGTTCTGTTGTGCTTGGTCTTGCTACCAACCCAACTGACGGTGATACAGTAACACTCACAATCGGTGGAACTGCTGTAACAGTAACATTTGTATCTACCATCGGTTCTACTGCTGGAAATGTACTTATCGGTGCTGATGCTGACGCTACACGAGCAAATCTTCTTGGGCTTCTCTCTGCTCCTACTACTACATCTGCTACACAAGTTGGATGGGTTGTTGGAACTGATGATGCAATACCTTTCACGACTCCAAGTGTCTACATCTGCTGTAAATGATGCTACTGCTAATACACTTACTGTGTACGCTAAAGGACAATCACTTACTGGTGCTTCTAGTCTTACTGCTGGTTCAGATGGATTTGTTGCTGCTGAGGCTTCTAAACATCTTAATGTTCGGGAAACGTGGTGCTATCGACATGGTGGTACAATCTGCTCGTGATATGTTTATCCGCCCAGAACCACGAAATCGTGGAATGAACATCATGGGGACTTCTCTCTATGGTATTAAAACATTTACTGATGGAGCTGAACAGCTCGTACAAATGCGTGTTACAGCGTAAGATTATTCATTAACATAAAATCTTATGTCTCGACCTGCAAAAATACTTGCACGTGACCTACAGCTTGCTGGTGGGCGTATCCTACAAGGTACGAACGTCGTAGTAGATGCTGAAGGGAACACAAACGACATTGCTGATGGGGCTGTGACTCTAGCAAAACTTGCTACTGCTGTTGCTCCTTCTCATGTTGTAAAGTTTGCAGCTAACTACACCACAACTGGTGGGGCTGCTGCTGAAGCTATTACTGTTACAGGTGCCGCTGCTACAGACATTCCATTTGTTACTGTCCAAAATGATGGGACAAACAATGTGACTGTTGCAAGTGTCGCTGTTACTACGAATACGCTAACTGTTACTTTTTCTGGTGACCCAGGAAATGACGCAGTAATCTCGTATCAACTGCTTCGTGCTACCTCATGAACTGAAATCTCAAAAGGATAGTTATCTTCGAGAGGGAGACTGCAGCTCCTTCTCATAAGCTAATTAACATATATATATGGAAAAAAGAACATTCAACC